GTCCGTTGCCACACTGGACTCCCTATTCAATTCCTTTACACTCTGCGCTTCGACGCTTTGCCAATTCCTTTCGTGTTGCAGGTTTTGGACGCGCCGATCTAACCAAGTTCCCTTGGATTAGCCCCGTCACTTGCGAAGGTGATACGGCCTTGATGCTTGCCAGTTGTAGAAGTGTTTAGCGGTGTCTTTTTTTATCTGACCTAATCATCAGGATCGCCCAGATTAGTACGACGCCTAGAAGACCCCAGACTGTACGGCTCATGGCTGGTTCTCGGGGAAGGCTCGGCGCAATGCTTCATGCGCTAGGTACAGCTCATCAGTAAGACGCGCTACTTCTAATTGCAACCAGTCACGCTCACGCGCAATGGCGCTCATGTGATCGTGCAAGATGCCGTAATCCTTGTCGCTGTAATAAGTCATAGTTTCAACCTGTCAATCAATACTCGGCACTGTCCCGATGACAATGTTTCTACCACTACATCATCCACGCCGAGAGTCTTGTGAATGAACTCAAGCAGCTGGAAGTCATCCCATGCTTTGCCTCGAGCGAGCGACTTTAAGAAGGCAATCTGTTTGGGTGTAGCGCCGCCAAAGGTGTCAGGTGCAGGCGTGCTATTTACGCGGTTCACTTTCTCCATTTCGGTAGATGATGCGCGCTCTCCAGTGTGTCCTAGTGGGCCGTTGCTGATTGCGCGTCCGATCGCTGATGTTTCGCAGTTCTCTAGGAACGATGTTTTGTTCACTGGGGAGTTCCCCATAACTTCTTCTGCCCAACCGTGAGCAATGATCCGTCCTTCGTTGTCAAAGGTCTCGCACCTGAATATCACCGTAGACGCGTCGTAGTGCATCATGGTCGTCACGATTTGTCCTTGTGGGTAGGCAGTCCAGAAGCGTTCTAGGCGCTGTGCAACGGTCTCATAGAGCGATAGGTCAAAGTGTGCCATTAGCGCGCTTTCCAGACGATCGCCATGTTGCCTGCAACCGTTGGACGCTCTAGGTCGGTGGCGTAGACGAATTTGTCTTTGACTAAAGAGCCCCGGGTGGGTCTGACAGTGTTGCCCGAGATGCCCAGCGCTCGCTCGATCTCTTCATCTGTCGCGCCGCCTGACTGCTTGAGGTATTCATATACGCGCCGACGCTTTGAGCCTGATTTAGGCAGAGCGTTTAGAGCTGCACTTGCCGAGGTGGGTTTTGCGCTGGGTGAGATGATGACGGTGTTGCGATCAATGGCAATGTCTTCTCGGTATGCACCGAGTCCGCGTGAAGGTGCGAAGAGTTGTAGGTCGTTCATTTGATTGGCTTCACTTTCTTGCATGCTTTGAGTTCGGGATGTGACCAGAGGATCTTGGTTGGGTTGGTGGCGTGTGGTGTGCCGTGCATTTCTAGTCCACACTTCTTGCAAGTTATTTTGTGCATGTCAAGATGCAGTTGATCGCGGCTCGAATTACTGACGCATTGAAGCGCGCCTGCTCTCCGCCTGCTTCCATGCTTGCTTCGTACATGATCGCTAACTCATCAAGAAGAATGTCGTGCGAATGTTTTGGTGCAGGTACATGATTAGGTCGCACAATGTCGTCTATGAATTGCTTGAAGACTTTGTTGTATTTGTCGCTGTAAGTTTCGGGATACATCTGTCGGGTCTCCTCTGTGATTCCTGTTTCGGGATATTGCTGTTCGGTCACTGTGGAAGGTTCCAAGGTGTCCAAGATGAATTATGCCATATCGCAAGACCTGCGATGAGGTTTATCTTCGGATCAAACAATTCGTCGCACACTGACAGGATTCCTTTCGCTTGTAGCCAACCTTGAGGCCAGTATGCCGAAGGGGTGCACCAGAATCCGTTGATCTGCATTAGACCGTAGGAGCCGCCGTTCGTGTCGTATTTGTTGTAAGCGTCTTCGGTGCAAAGTGACTCGCGGTAAAGCACTCGAGAAAGGGTTGGGGATTCATCGGCAGACCAGCCAACCTTGAAGGCAAGATCGAGAGCTTGCGCGCATGTTGTCACTGGGAGAGTAGTGACAGGGGGCGTTACTACGCTCGGCAGTGGGGTCAATGGGATTGTCTGATATGAGGTTGAGGCACTGACTTTAGACATGCCTTGAGGCGGCTTGGAAGCGTCCCAGAGAAGCACAAAGGCGGCAAGTCCGAAAGTTACCCAAGCAAAGATTTTGATCGTTTTTTCGTTCATTGTGTAAAGCTCAATTCTGTAGGCACGCCCCAACTGTCGCCAGCCAAGGTTCGGAAGGCGATCTGGGCGCGGATGATTTTGTGTGTGTCTTCGTGTCTGAATATCTGGACAAGGATTTCTTGTCCGTTTTCAAGGTTGCACCGACCTACCTCGTAGATGAAGACTTTTGGTTCGGTCATGATTTCACTCCTATCGTCGGTACTTCGACCATAGGCGATCGGTATCCGTTATTGGGGGATTTCGCCGAACACTCTCTGGAAGGCTTGTTTTACAAGGGCTGGAGAGTCTGCCATAGCGGGCGAGATTTCGTAATGGTGCCAGTCTCCCCCGGGGCTTCCTGTCAGTGTTGGCTTGGAGTAATTGCTCCACGCTTGACGATCGCATCGCCAGCCGCGCCCAAACTTTTGTGGGAAGTAATCAAGCACACATTCAAGACCGAGCGCGTTCGCGTTAGCGATAACAATGTTTAGAAAGGCGACTGCACCTTTGCGATTTGCTGTTGGGTACTTGTCGGTCTTGCGGTACGAGGCATCCCACGCGCGCCCTGTGGCGTGTACCGATAATGAGCCAGGAGTTCCCTTCATGTCGCGAATGCCCCAAGAGCCGTTATTCCAGATAGCACCGTTGGAGTATTTAACGGCCTGCCTGATCCATTCGTCCATGCCGCTTCGTGGGCCTGCCGCGGCACCGTCGGAGTTCCCTGTGTAGGGCTTACTGTTTGCGATCTTTGGGTTTGCTGGGATAATGCTCATAATGTTGGCGGATCTTTCGGTCGGTCTTTAAGTCCGTTGCCTGCAAGTAGACCGATTAGGCCGCCTGCGAGGGTCATTAGCATCGGCGACAGGACTCCCCATGCTTCTGCGTCATTTGGGCTCTGTTCTGTAGGTTGCACGACAAAGAGCAGTCCGAAGATAAGTGATGCGATTGCCATGACGAACGATGCTGTAAGTCCGATTCCTACGATCAGGATTAGTCGAGCTTTGATTTGTTCGTTGCTTAAGCGTTTGTCTGTGTTCATCCGCAGCGTCTTTCTAATAGTCCGTTGGCTTTAGTGGTGTTGCAGTTTTCGCGGTTGCGGTCAGCACAAGCGGTCAGGACAAGTGCAAGCATGACGCTAATCAGTAGAAGGCGCGGCTTCATCTGTTGGCTCTGACAGTTCAGCAATTTCTTTAGGTGTCATGTCACGAATTTCGCTTGGTGTGCCGTCTGCATAATGCGTAACAATTTGTGGTTTGTTGCTCATGGTTTATGCTTTTCGGTATCCGTAAATATTGACATTGCCTGTCATGGTGACTGCACTGTTGGTTAGAAGTCTTATACCTGTGTACGCGACAAGTTGATTATGAACAGCAATGCCTGTTTTTGATGCAAAGTCAGTAATGACACTGGTGCCAATTCCTGTAAAATAAGTGCGTTGGCTTGCGTTAGGTGCGTAAATGTCAAATGACAAACTACCAACAGCAAGGTTGTTTGCGCCGTTATTTTCGGCGCCTAAAAATCCTACGGTTTGAGCGTTACCATTAGAATTTGACGCAGTACCAAGTATGTTTATGCCGGTATATGCCCAATAATAATCTGCAGTAGTCGATGGTGTTGTGCCACTAAGCATCCTAAAATAAATGGGTGCCGTTCCAGACCACGCTATTTGATCAATCACAATACGATAATTTGTGTAAGTGCTAGAAAAACAACCAACAAAATCGGTGGTGGCCGTTGAAAGCGCACCACCAGTAATGTAAGTAAGCCCGCTGTTGATGTTGTTATTAACATACGCGCTAGTAAGGATTTGGCCTGCGGTCGTTGGGGTACATACAGTCATGTTTCTATCCTAGGACATTGTCTTCGTCAAGTGTGCCATATACAGCGTCGTCCAAGATCAGCTCATAGACGATCGTAGTCGGTGCGGTAAAATAGGTGACAGCGTGCCCAGCCGACAAAGTAAGCCGATGCTCAAGACCTTCTACTGTCAAGTTTTGAGCAAACTGGGTTGGGCCTTCCGAAGTGGTAATTGACTTCTCAACATTGATAACACTGCCTACATCAAGTAAAGCAAGTGTGTCTTGATCAAGTGCAGGCGTGCCAGGAAACTCGGTGCCAATTGAGTTGAAGCGTGCTTCTGGGTTGGCGTTAAGAAGGTACTCGGCAAGTGTTAGAGCTGCGGCGTCGTTATGAACTAGCGAGTCCGTGATTGAGGTGGTTTGGATTAGGTAGGTCGCTTGTGAGGTCAGGTCTTCGGCGACTTCTGGCGATGTGGCTCCAGCGTGCTGAACTGATGCACGATTGACCACTGTGTCGGCTTGGAAGGCAATGTCAATCGCCGAGTAGCCGATCTTGGTTGGTGGGTTTGTGTCGTGGAACTCGGCGACAGGTACGCCTAGGACATTGCCGATGCGCTTCTGGAAGGTAATAGTGCCTTCACGATCTACAAAGATTCTGCCCTGCTCGGCTTCCATGATTTTGTTGGCGTACCCTGCAACCGAGGTTCCGTTGGCGACCGTCCAAGCAGCTGCACCGCCAAGGGTCGCCACACCTGTCTCAATGCTCCGTGTGCCTGTGTAATCCACTTCTGGTAGATCTAGCAGGTCATCAAAACGATCGCTTGAAAGCTGCTCTGTGACATTCCATTCAGCCAAGAAAGTCTGCCCAAGTTGGTAAGAGAAGTCTGCACAAGTGACGCTTACCGTGTCCAGACCGCCAAGGGTAAATGTGTAATCAAAGTTCACGATGTAGCCGACCCACAAATACTTCTTTACGCCAAGCGAGTCGTATCGGGAGAAGCGGACTTTGCGAAGCGGTGCAAGCCCCGGCAGAGAGTTGTTCGGATCGTAGTAGGGACTGCTTGTGTCGAATGGGTTGAACACTCCGTCGGCGTAAGTGTCGTTCAAGGTGAAGTTCATCGTGCCATAAGGAAACTGATCGCCAGTGTTAGCGCGTCCGCGTTTGGCTGTAAGACCGATCGTGCCGTCCATGACCGAGGCGTACTGATCGGTTCCGTCTAAGACATAATCGGTGGAATCAAGCGTGCCCTTCGGATCGTCGTCAAGCGTGAAGGCGTTCCAGTTGTATCCTGTATCTATCTCGAGGTCGTAGTTACCTGATCCGACTACCGCTACGCCTGCCATTACGCGACCGCAATGTTCGCTGGGCCGTTCTGCCTGTTAAATGCTCTGATCGCGTTCACGACAGCTGTGCCGATCTCTGCACTTGAGCCGAGACCGCCGTTGATGTTAATCGTGTAGTTGCCCATTCCGCTATTGCGACCGTTGAGGGGCACCACTGCTTCGGGCCCTTTTTCGCCAATTATCGCCAAAGTTGCGCCGCCAGTGACGATGCCGCCGTTAGCCATTTTAGGGATGTTCATTCCGCCGCTTTTGGTTGCTTCGTCTCCGCCAACTCTGCCGATTTTGATTTCGCTAATAAAACCAATGTCAGGCAACAAAGGAAGCGCGTTGTAGCCCTTGATAATTGCGTTGATGACTTTGATCCAACTGTTCGCCCATATCTCAAATACGCCGATGATGCCGTTCACGACAGCCTTAACGCCTGTGCTAAACCATTCAAACTTCTTGTAAGCAATAACCAAACCAGCCACAAGCAAGCCGACGCCGATCGCAATAAGGCTAAACGGGTTAAGTGCCATAGCGATATTAGTTGCCACGATTGCAGCGGCGACCAAACCGATAGCGGTAGCCATAAACAAGAACGCTTCTGGATTGTCTTGTGCCCAGTTAGCAAACTTTTCTAAGTACGGCAAGACGGCTTCAACTACTGGGAGTAATGCCGCGCCGATTGATTCTTTAGTTTCGTCTAACTGATTTTTAAGGATCGCAAACTTGCCCGCTGCCGTGTCCGCTGCTGCCGCCGTTGCACCACCAAAAGTACCGCCAAGGACAGCCATAACTTCTTCAAGGCTTGCACCTTCTTTAATCATCGTCGCCATTTCTGGGGACAAGGTTCGCAAGGCCTTAAAGTTTCCTTGGTATGCCTTAGCCAATGCGTCGGCGACCGTAGCGCTGTCGGTTCCTGTAGCGGTGCTGATGTCCATGACAAGGTTCATGTCGTTCATGGCAACGCCGACATCTTTAGTACCTCGCACAAGCGCTTCTAAGGCTTTGCGGTAGTCCGTGTCGGCAATACCCGACGCTCGACTCATTGCGCTGATCTGATCTTCTGTTGCTTTGACTTGTGCGTCTGATGCGTCAGTAACATTTTGCAGAGTTAGCGCCAGTTGTGCTTGCTCGGCTTCGTCTTCCATTGCCGCTTTGGTGGCAAGTGTGAGAGCTGTGGCTATGCCTGCGATCGCGGCTGCTGCCGGGACTGCGGCTTTCTTAATAGCGAACTGTGCTTTAGCAGAAGCGCCCTCAAGTTTTTGGAACTCTTTGATCGCCTTCTGGGTTCCTTTGGCGTTGAACTCGCTGATGATTGGAAGGATTACAGCCATGACTATTGTGCTTTCAAGTTCTGTCCGACGGCTTTACCGACGCGATCCACTAGCTGTTCCATAGCGCTGTTGAGATCTTCTTTGTGGGCTTCATATTGACGCCATACTACTCTCGATGAATCTCCGTACTTGGCTGTTAGTGCGGCGCCCATGCGATTACTTGTTGAGAAGTCAAAGAATGAAGCAGCCGCGCCAGTCCATTTAATTGCAAAGGTCGTCAGGTTTACCGTGTTGGATCGGAACTCTTTCGGCGGCTTGGTGTTGATGTATGCCTTGACTTTGTGCTCGGTAGGCCAAGGGAACACTTGATAGGAGCCGCGCAAAGACCAAGATCGTTCCCAGCCTGACAGAGGATAATTAAGCGGTATAGCGGACTCAATATCGGCAACCAGACCAGCTGTAATCTTTTTGTAATCTTTAGTGATCTCGCGCCGTAGAGACTTATCAATTTTGTTCAGTTCTTTAAGCGCTTCTTTAAGACCGTAGACCTCTATCCGAGTTTCAATGCCGTCAGCCATGTCACCTCTTTTTGTTTTGTTTTTCTAGCACTGCGACAATGGTACTTAGGTCTCGCGTGTCGAAGGTGTCAGCGTAGAAAGTGGGAGCCCACCCTGTCGCGACTACAAGTTCGGCGAGTTGTCGCCTGTAGCCGCGTCCGTAGGGTTTGGGTCTGTTGAGTCCTCTACGCCGATCTCAACATCTGGATTCTGTTTCAACCATTCGCGCCAAGTAGCA